CGGCCAAAAGCATCTGACGAGGCAATTAGCTATTCGAGTTATAAATTATTTTTTACTGATACTGAAACGGGTTTGCCCAAAGTGTGTTGGCAACCCCTGATAATGGAGTTTAACGGTCATAGAACGACACTAAATTGATACATAAATGATACGACGCAGCGGAAATTTTGGTTTTGTCGATAACGGAGCGGGAGAGATATACACTTTTAGCATTAACTCACGAGGTAAGGGATGGCAGCCTCATAGCTTTATGCTACGAGGTTCAACTGCATCTAACTTTGGGTTTAAGTACATGAATGTTAACGGTACACCTATCATACCGTTTGGTTCTGACAACGATATGCCGGGACATGTATGTCGATTGCTCGAAAAATTCTATGCCGGCGAAGGCATCATGGGCAAGAAAGCTGGTCTACAGTGGGGCGAAGGTCCGAGATTGTACACAGATGCCGTTGACGAGAATAATATTTTTTACCGGGCTTGGACTGTTAACGATGTCATCACCGAGGAGCTGAAAGCAACTGATTACCTTACACAGATGCACCGTTGCTTGATAGACCTCTGTCACTTAGAAGGCTTCTGGGTGAAGTTCACACGCTCGCGTGGCGCACGCGTCGGCAAAGGCCGTATCGCCTTAGTTGAACACGTTCCGGCAGGCAAAGTGAGGTATGTCTATAACGGAGACGATAAATTACCGGTGCAAGCAATGGTCGCTGACTGGCCTAACGCAGACCCCGCAACATCATACATATACCCATTGTTTGACCCACGCGAGCCGCTAAAATATCCGGTATCTTTGGCATATTATAACATATACAGCTACAATCACGACCATTATAGCGTTCCGCGCTATATTGGAGCTTTTGACTGGTTGGAGTTAGCCGGAACACTCGCTCCACTATTGGCTGCATACAACGAAAACTCATCGGCAATATCAAAGCACATCGAATCGCCTCAATCATATTGGGATAGAGCCGAGGAACGCATTAAAGCATATTGCCAACGTACAGGCATCGCATACAACGCGCAGATGTTGGAGAACTTCAAGGATGAGGCTATGGAGAAGTTCGCAGCCTCAATGACAGGTAAAGAGAATGCCGGTAAGTTCTTGCATACCTCTCAATTCTGGAACGCAGAAGCCGATAAGTTCGAGGGCTGGAAAATTACGCCTATCGACAACAAGCTAAAGGAGTACATCGAAGCGCAAATTATCATTTGCAAAAAGTCAGAAGCAGCCGCAACGTCCGGTTTCGGTCTTGATCCGTCGCTATCAAACCTGATTTTGGACACGAAACTTGGTTCAGGTTCTGAGAAGCTGTACGCGCTGAAGGTCTACAACGCAACAGAAACATCCGTGCCTGACATGGTGTTGTGTAAGCCATTCCAACAGTTCATCGACACCAATCATCCCGGCACAAGCATCAAAATTGGCTTATATCGTACGGTTGTCGAAGCTGAGAAGAATGTCAATCCGGAAAACAGAGTGAAGCAAAATGCGTGATTTATTCGAGCCTGACGAGCCGACTGTCAACGCCACACCGGAAGCAGCTCCTGCAAAAGAACGAAACGAGGACAAGAATACCGGCAAGAAAACAGGTGTGTTCCGCACATTAACGCGCCACTTCGAGCGAAGGCTCAAAAGTGAAATCCTACTTGAAGATGCGCTACCGTGGCACTTCAAACAAGGCGAAGCATACCACAGTTTCACATTCGGCGACATTGACGCATTGGCTTATTTGCGCGCAATACTGAAGCAGCAACCGTTAGAGTACGTTTGCCTAAGCACATTCTCAATGGCGATTACAGACGCTGAAACGCTCGTCAAATGGCAACAACAAGGGTTGATAGGTCACTTCGATTTATATCTCGGAGAAATCTTCGATAGTAAGTTCGTCGAGGTATATAATACACTGCGAGCGGCATTAACGCCACAGGGGGGGCGTATCGCAGTCTTTCGCAACCACTCCAAAGTAATAGCCGGATTTGGTGAAAGATTCGATTTCGCCATAGAAGGCTCGGCAAACCTCAACAGCAACCCGCGATGCGAGCAGACCGTGATTACTTGTGATACCGGTGTGGCAAGATTTTACAAAGAAGAAATATTCGACAATATTCAATCGTTCAATAACGATTTTGAAAATTGGAAACCTTATAAATTGAAACGCGATGAAACTATTTAACAGAGACGGTAACGGCGGCGATGAAATTGTTGCAACCGTCGGGCTAATCTCAAACGCCGTATCTTTTGACAAGTGGGAACGTCTGTTACCTCTTGGAGTTCGTGACGTACAAGCCATCATAGGCGCAGAGCCGATTGAGGCTTTGGCGCGATTTTATGAGGAAGGCGATGACGATGAGTTCCCGGAATCGGCAACAGAACCGCTGAGTTATCTGCAACAAGCGGTCGCGTTCTTTACATGGTTGAAAATCATCCCAACGCTTGATGCGCAACATGACGAGGCGGGACGCTCTCGACGTTTGGGCGAGAACGAAAAAGGCCTGACAGCACTCCAAGAGTTCAAGGATGAAGAAAATATCCTGAAGTTAGCCTATGAAGCGACGGATGCGCTTATCGATGCGCTCGATAGGGGCAAGTATTCGTTTTGGGTTAACACACGCCAATATAAGCAGCGCGCAGGTCTGCTTATACGCAACAAGGAGGAGTTCGACGAATATTACACCATAGGCTCGGCGCGCCTGTATGTTACGCTGATACCGATAATCAGAGAGGTGCAAAGCGCAGATGTAGCACCGGTATTAGGCAAGTACTTCTTACGGGTATTGCAAAATGACGAAGGCTATTCAGCCATCAGAGACATAGCAGCGCGCGCAGTGGCATTGCTGACGATGAAGAAGGCAGTGGAGCGATTACCGGTGGAGGTCATACCTGAAGGCATAGTGCAGATTAATCAGAGCGCACCAATCAAATCACGTCTTAGAGCAGAGAAGGAAGCCCGCGAATCAGTGGCAGCTTCACTCGCCGCTGATGCCAACAGATACATCGAGCAACTGCAAGGCATGATTGCAGACATCGAGCCAACCGATGAGGAGGTATCTTTTATAGGACCGATTACGCATTCTAAAGGTATGTCGTTCTGATGGAGAAGGTAAACACCCGCGGTACTGTCATCGAAATACCGTCAGCAATAGAAGAGCTGACGCCGCAACAGTATGAGTATTATTGTTTTTTGGCGTTTGCGCTCGCCGCCGGAACAATAGACATTCAACAGTTTCGCCTCCGTTGGTTCTCCTACCTCATAGGTTATCGCCGCGCCAATTATACGATACTGAAGCCGGAGTATGTGAGCGAATTAGACAAGCAAATGGCTACGATAGACGGATTTTTTGTTGACGATAAAGGTAAGCTGCACGTCCAATTAGATACGACCGTCAATCTATTGCCAACATACAAAGGTTATACCGGGCCGGGCGATTGGTTGGAGGGTGTAACATTCGGGCAGTTCGTTGATTGTTATACAATCTTAGAAACCATAAGCGATGCTGCTGACGAGGAAGCCGTAAAGGGATATGAACAGATAGCACGCAGATTGTATAATATACCTGAAGCGGATATGATTCCTAACCTCCTGACATTTCACGCGCCGAGGCTGTTTGCCAATGTTTGGCGTGCAATTCAAACCGCGCCGATAGAAATTAACGGCAAAAAGATAGATTTCCGTATAATATTCAAGTCTAACGGCAAATCAAGACCGGATGACAAGACAGGATGGACAGGAATTATCTTTGAGATAGCCGGGGCAGGAGTGTTTGGCAGTGTAAAAGAGGTCGAGCAGACAGAGTTCTGGACGATTTTACTATATCTGTATAAATGTAAGTTCGAGTACAACAACGAAAATAAATCTAAATAATGGAACTTTCAGAATCTATGAAGACCAAAATCCGAGGATGGGAGAGCTGCAAATTGAAGGCTTACCGATGCTCGGCAGGTGTTTTGACTATCGGATATGGTCACACCGGGCGAGATGTCACCGAAGGGATGCAGATTACACAATCAAAAGCCAACGAATTGTTTGATGCCGACATAAAAGCATTCAGCAAGACAGTAGCAAAGACATTCGCAGGCGTGGCATTGAATAACAACCAGTTTGACGCATTAGTTTCGTTCTCATATAACGTCGGAGCGTTCAGCGCGAAAGCGCCAACGCTCATGCGCATGGTGAAGAACAACCCCAACGATCCGAATATACGCAACGAGTTTATGAAGCACGTTAACGCGCGAGTTGACGGAGTATTAAAACGCCTTCCCGGTCTTGTATCGCGACGCACCGTAGAAGCAGATCATTATTTCGGTAAAGCATGATTAACCTTGCAGAATATCGCGAGTATTGGCAGAGTGTGGCATCTCGCATTCCGGAACTTACCGGTATATTGCCTGTAACGCTTGATGAGCAAATGGGCAAGAAGATACAATCGCTTGCAGCAGGTTCAATAACATTGTTCGTTTTACCACCGTTGGCAGAATCAACAGCAAAGAGCGTTGATGCGTTTGCTGAAAAGAATCAATGTGTGATTTTTGTTATGCAAAAGTATGACCCGCAACGAAGCACTTCATTCAGCCTGTTAGAGCGGACGCAGCCAATCATCGAGCGAGTGAAAATGCTTATGCTTGACGACCAAGCCGCAGGATGTCCGATTATGCGTGTAGATGTAAGCAGCATCGATACCGCACCAGAAACGGAGCTGTACGGCAGGTTCGCCGGTTGGTCAATTGGTTTCAATGTAATATCTGATTGATTATGGACGCTACAACAGAGCCGGATGTCGTATTTAAGTATTTCCGTGAGTATGTCAATCGAGGCATCAGAAAAATCTTTGCCGAGCAACGGAGCATAGCGGCATCTAAGATTTATGGCAAACAAGCATATCGAGCTGACGGAGGAATGCGCAGCCGTTCAGGACGATTACAACAGGCGTTGGAAGCCCGGAGCTATATAATTACCGGAAGTGGGTCAACTCTGTCTGCATCCGTCAATTATCCAACGTACATCCGTTTCCTCGACATGAAGCGGATAGGCAATTATCGCATCTATAACCGCCCGATCTGGGGAATCCTCTACAAGGAGACGTTCAGAGACCTCCGGTATGAGTTCTCAGATTGGCTACAAAAATATATCAAAAAACATATATCAGACAGTGTAAAATGAAAAAGGTAAAAGCAATCATGGGCGCAGTAGTCAGAAGTGCGCTACTATTATCGCCCGGCGTAGGATTCGGATTTTACGCATGGAATAAAGCGACAGCGCTAATTTCGGTAATGTCGGCTTTAGGTTTAGAGACAATATTCCTTATTGCCTTCTCACTCGCCATAGTGACAAGGCAAGTAATCAGAGATAAAAAGAACGCCGCAGACGCGCTCGAATGATAGATAGATTGCCATATTTATACGTTATGCACCTCGTTATTTATTATAGCGAGGTGCTTTTATGTTGTAAAACATATATTTTTTTATTTTGAAAATGTCGTATATTCCAAATAAAATGCTTAACTTTGTGGGTACTAAAACGATAAATCATGGGAGGCATAGGAAGCGGAGGCGCACGCGAAGGCGCAGGTCGTAAGACAATCGACGGTGAGCCGAGGACAAAAATCTCGGTTACTCTGCCAACATGGTTATTAACATTGATCAGAGATGAAGCAGACCTCCGCAAGGTCTCAACATCTCAACTAATATCAGACTTTTTAAAGAAAGGAGTTGAAAGATGAAAGCTCAAACAGAAGAAAATATTATCCTATCTGTAATATTCGTATGTTTGTGTTATGTG